TTGTACTTTTGTGCGGTTAAGAGTTATCCTTCTGATAAATAAAAAGATGCGGGCGCACAATATTTGTACAACTTAGTACAACGCCCGCACTATTTTTACTTCATTAACAAATTCCACCCGGCTTCAATATCTGTCATGACTGCGGGAACTCCGTTTTCTACTTGGCTGATGGCCGCGGCAAAGGCACACATTGTGGCTTTGTCATCGATGTCTGGAATATAAGTAGACGGTACCTGCATTTCACTGCATACACGGGTAATGTATCCTGATGTATTGTTTTCACAAGGTGGTGCATATCTGTTTATAAACTCAGCAATAGTTTGTCGGTTATGTAGTTTCCGGTAGTTTTGCAGTAACTTGATCAAAGCACGATAGCCGTATGCCATCGAAATAAATTGCTTAAAACTTTTGTCTTGGCTGGGTACAATCTCACCTTGCCATTTATCCCGGTCATGTCTAATATTACCGGGATTGTTGTTTCGTAATCCTCTACTCATTTTCTTGTTATAATTACTATACTTATATTTTGATATAATTTGTCCAAAAATAAAATTGTGATTTCTTTGCCTCACCAGAAAAGACAAGGCAAACTTTTTTATTATTTGGATTTAGAAACTGATTGTGCCTCTAAAGCGGTCTTTACCTCTTGGATGATCTGATCGAATACTTCAAAGTGCGCTGCAACATTCTCCGACTCCGGAAGGGACATTTGTTTACTGCCTGATTCCAACAGCAAATACCCGATATACCGCCCGGAGGTTATGGGCTGCTTACCTGTAGGGGTGTCAATCTCTTCCGTGACCGTTTTAATGATTTCACAATGAAGGCGGCTGAGATTATCGTTATTGACACTGTAGTTTACATTGTACTGATAATCTCCTGAAACGGCTTTACCGTTTACTTGAACTGTTCTTGATTCTTCTTGAAACATAATTTATTGATTTTGAGAGTTAATAATTACTTTGTCTAATTCATTATAAATAGCGGTTTTCACCACTGCGAGTATCGGAGCCGGATCAACGTAATTTCGAATGATATTTGCACCTTGTTCGTCAACTTCAACTTCACCTTCTTTATATATCCGTTGGGCAAACTCCAATTCACCCAAATCGGGTGTATTACAGTAAATAGCGTTTCCTACTGTTTTAGCTACGTCGAACTCTTTAATTTCTCCGTCAATAGCTGTTTTTACTTTAATTCTTCTAAAATTGATTTTCATATTCTATTTCTTTTGAATTTATTATTGTAATCTGCGCTCACAATGGGCATTTACCAAACATTGCGACCTACAACGAACACACGGAATGGACAATCACGGGGACCCTTGTTTGCGTCAAGCATTAAAACCTCAAAATAAGAGTTGTTTTGTGTCTCTACCTGACCGAATACCCAGCCATACCCCCCTAAGCCTTGTACTAAAACAGCGTACTGCAGATGCTTCAAACTGTGGTATATCCTGTATTTTCCAGTAGATATTTTCTGTGCACTGGTTAAGGTGCACCCGTTGCCCCATTCATTAGTGACTGTACCCGCTTGATATACATATCCGGTACACAGCATTCCGGGAGCGTTCCACTTTTCACCGCCCCTTTGGGCGAAAATATGACTTCCATACGATTCTATCGAATTTGCAGTGCCTGCGTTAGCCAAACATCTTAGAGCAAAACCGGAACTTCCGTATGATTCAATACTTAGACCACTGTAATTGTCGTTTCGTATGGACATCAATGCAGTGCGTGAAGTTGTAGGGCTGTCCCCCTCTTCGTTAATACGAAGGAATTTATTACCGGACATGTTTAACAGGATCTTAGCCTGCGAATTGCTTGCCGAAACAAGAGAGCCTCCCGATATATTCCAGGCACCGATCTTTGCACCATCAGTTACCGTAAGGTTTCCGGTTGTGATCCTCTGTGCTGAAAATGCCTGTGCCACCACTTCCGCAGCTTCAATCACATTGGCAGACAGTTTGCCGTTTGCGTTGATGGCGGCTGTCTGTTGACCTGTGTTATTTTGGAATAGCAGGTTATCGGCTTTCAGAATGATTTTTCGGGACGTGATGTTGATTCCGGTTTCGACTAAGCCGTTTTGAGTGGCGGTGACACGACCGTCTACTATGTCGGCTTTGTTATTGGCTGTGCCTGCTAATGAATTGGCGGAATTTGCCGTTTGTTCTACTACGCTTAATTTTGCGTGGTCTGAACTTAGAGTTAACTCAGCCGCACTTAATCGCCTACCTTGATCGTCCACTTTGTTTGCAGTTAAAGCTATGCTTTCCTGCGTCTGCTTTATTTCGGTATAGTATCCGTATGTGCGGACGGGTTCAGTTCCATCGGTGCGAACGGGGAACGATGTATTATACGAACCGTGATAATCGGTTTGATAAACGTTGATTACGTTTGGGTCAATAGTATCATCTACGGTTACGTCATACATAGAACCGCCCCTAATACCCATTCTACACGTAGACGTTTCAGTTATTTGTCCCAAATCAACAACTATCTTTGCACCCGCAGAAGTCCATGCTTTAGTATAGTCAAAGATATTGGTTACTGCTGGCAACGAACCCCAACCCGAACCGGACATCTCAAACGTTAAGTTCATAGAAAAACCGCCATCATGTGTACCGTATGAAGGTTTTCCGTATCCCGCATCAAGAGGTCTACTTATTTCAACCCTTGTTTTGTGGTAAACCGGAATACTTATAACCAACGGGAAAAACTTATTATTGTCCCATCCTCTTAAATCTATTCGCTTTGATATATGCCTATTGGTGGTACTATTAATAACACTAATATCACCAACAACAGACGTGATACTTTTTTCGGTCTGTTCGATGCGTGAAGCAAGTCCGGTAACACGTCCATCAACGGTATTTATCTTTTCAACGGTGGATGTTATCTTACCTTCGACTACACTAATTTGACTATTGGTATATTCAGCACCTTTATAAACTGCATCCTGAAAATTGGGACTCCATGCGGTTGCAATTTCACCCGCTTCTACTTTGAAGTCTTTCACCCATATATAAGCCCAATCAATTCTTTCTATATCAACAAAATTATATACATCCTTTTGTTCCTCTGTGTTTTTCGTTACGTTAAATGTATGCTTGAAATAACTCCATTGGTTATCTGCTGTTGATTTAACAATTACGTTTTCAGAATCACACACATCAATAGTAAAACCAACTGGGGTATTTTGACTACCTTTAATCCATCCGGAAACGGTATACTTACCGGGGATAGGCGGGATAATATTAGGTATCCGCATAGCTCCTCCATTGTCTTGTGAACCAACCAAATAGAAGCCATGCAGAGACATTTGCCTTTCAATAGTAGGAGATGGATATAAAGTATTAAGCGTTGAACTTGTGTAACTATACAAATTGTTAGCACCTATACCCAAATTTTCTACCTTAGTTTTAACGGATAGTTCAATTTTCCCGTCAACGGCAAGTATTTGTGTGTCGGTGTACTTTTTTGACTCAGTGAAAGAATCTTTAGGGGCAGGCTTCCATCCGGTCGCCGTGTCTCCTATTTCTATTTGAAAGTTATTGATCCGGCAAACTGATCCAGCGCCTAACTGTATATATGCAATAATATCAGTATCCAAAGAGTCCTCTATATCTTCGGGGACTTTGATAGTGTGAACGTACCTACCTTTGTCAGCCGTGGGGCTGGTAGAATCTACATACTTAAATGCGCCGATATAGTAATATTGGGATGTGCCCGATTTATAAATAGCTTTTTCAAGCCCGAACCTTTGTGATGATCCCATCTTTAAATTGCTATACGCATAGTCGAACGAGATTGTTAAGGTTTTGCCTTTTAAATCCGTCCACGCTTTTGATAACTGAAACGCATATTGTGCGCCTGATCCATCCAACGCCTGTTGGGATTGTAACATCAGGTTTTCGCCTCCGATATTCAATTTTCTTTCAGTTGCAGACGGTATCCAATTAGCTACACCCACACTACCCTCGGTGATTACAGCCCATTTAATGTATGTCTCCGTTGATTCCTGTTGGGGAAACTTATAGAAGTAGAAATATGCCCCATCCGGATTAATAGGCGTTATAGGCAGCGAAAGTACCGTTTCTTCTGCGCTTTTCGGCAAAGTGCCTATCCATCCGTACGAAGGATTGTTATACGCCCTGATAACATCAGAGTCCGCACACTTATAGCACACTGTAAGGGTATAGGTTTTGCCTGCTTCTAAATGAACGTCATACTTATACGCTCCCATTTGATAGGGGTTAGCATTTAGTTTGTGGTTAGAGTCGTAAAGCAGATTAACGTCCGCTACTTTCATACTGCGTATGGCAAGCTCGATCTTTCCCGGTATAGCCGCTAACTCGGTAGCAATATTACTAAACTCCTGTTCAATGCTCTTTCCATTTCTCAGAATGAAAATACCTTTCAGGAAACAGTTCATCGCATACAGGCCGTATCCGGAGGGTTGGAAGTCAGCCGGAAAGTCTGTATCCGTCATGCCATCGAGACAACCCAAAATCACTTTGTTCTTTCCGGCCAAAGACGTGGAGTTTACCCCGTCCAGTACAGAAATGCGCGGCTTGCCATCTTCCGAAGCGGTGAGATACAAAATACCCTGTCTGTTCGGATTCGTGAGGTTACCCATCTGAACCAGATCATCACCAACGGCCGGAGTTGTACCATTTGGAAAAACGGATTTAAGTATGAGAATCGAATCATCATTAACCGAGGCAACCGGAACCCAGTAGTATTTAACGTGTCCGGATGTGTAGACCTGACAACGTACCAAGTCATCAGTGACAAACATCATGTCGCCCTCTATACCTAAAACATAGTAAGCCGGATCACCGGATGTTTCCGAAACGGACTTAACACGCCCGTTGGCGGATGAAATCACCAGACCGCCGTTAACCGCACGAACTTTCGAAATGATAAGTTCAAAAATGGTCATGGCCTTACGGACTACGGCATTATCTATTTCAAGGTTCCAATCCCCATTGATAGCCTTGTATAGCTTCATCCCTTCACCCATCAGTCCGGGGATGAATCTTTCTGAACTGATATAGTCCTTGACTATGGTTTGAAACAGGGTTGCGACGTGCTCAACATTCAGATCGTATGTTTTTGCAAGTGCCTGAACGAGTAAATTTAAAGTGTGCGTATCGCCTTTTGCCCAAATATCCGCGCCTGTTGAAATATTCCCTTCCGAATGGAGTGTGCCAACATTGGCCGAACCGGTTACTTCCAATGTAGCGGTCTTAGCTTTTATATGAGCAATAATATTTTGTACCTCTGCATCACCTTGTTCATTGATAGATGCCAGATTATCACTAACGAGTAGTCCTTTTAAGAAGGTTATAGTTTCCTTTGCTTCATCTCTTTGATTCTTGCTTAAAAACATTTTTTTTAGAGCTTCCGTATTTATTTTTTTGAGCTCTTCATTCAGCCAAGATAGCACTTCTGCCACATGCCGGTTAGAGACACTGTGCTTGAGTACTGCTTTGTCAATGTAGTCAATGAGTTCATCTATAATTTGTTGCTGATCGGACATATCAATTAAATTGAGGTGTGAACTGTTCGGTATGTATACGGGGATTTCCTATTTCGTCCTCTGAAAGTGATCCGGTGTAGCGAACATCGGAGTCAACAAAATGAAGAGTCATTTTAATGCTTTCTGGTACAGTGGAGCGTATGGCATGGGTGAGGTTGTCGGCTACGGCATTTACCCTGATGTTTCGTCCGGAAAGTCCGAGTATCTTTATGTCATCGGAAGCAAGCATATCCATTAAATGCACAAGCTCTTCGGTATTGCGATATCCGGATTCGACCTGAAGCTTGTCACGGGCAGACTGTCGCTCGCGGGCCTCGATATAGTCATCAATGCTTTCATCGTAAATCTGATAAGTGGAGTCGGACTCAATTTCAGACTCGATGTTACCGATACCGGTGACTTCAATGCGTTCATAGGCTCCATAGGAGTTGAGAAATTCAAGTAAATAACGCTCACGGGATACTGTTCCGGGAGTGATGACAATAGTACAACTTTTGGTTGATCCGGAATAGATATCGAAAACAGAAGCTAACTTTTGATTAGTTTGAAACAGTTTTTGCCGGAGCCGATATAGGTTAAGGGCTACCGGCTGTCCGGCTGTTCCGGACAAAGAGGTTTCAATGCCGGCTGCAACTATTTTTAATGCACCATCCGGATAAAGGAAAGGAATAGGTAGGAGTTCGGTTTCTCGGATGGTGATGATCCGCCCGTTGGTACGGGTGGTTTTGAAGAAATTGACCGATGAATTGAGCAGCTTCCAAGTGAATATATTGCTATTTTCATCTAACAGACGGCGTAATAGCCGCTTGCTGATGCCTCCGATAACTGCTTTCAGAGAAAGAGTTTTAGTTTCTCCCTGGGTGTTTTGGACACTAATGGCAATATCTGTAGCTGAAGTAGAATCGGGCAGTAATATATCAGTGGATTCGTTAAGCAGATGTTTGGGACTGAGAATACCTGAAAGGATATCCTGAAGAAAAACAGAGAACTCACCTTCACCACTTCCGGAAAAGATGGTGCGGTCGGCCTGACGAATAGTGTAGCTGACTACTGAACTGGAGTTTATAGTCAGCTTGATGGGATTTCCGGCTAAAGCGATTGTAGACGGATATATGTTTGCTGTTAAACTCATAGTGCATTGTAATTAGTTTGTATAATGGTACCGGACACAGAAGAGGTCGAAGAGCAGTACAATGCCAGGAACTCTTCCCGTTCCGGAGTGGGGGTGGTGATGAAACGGAAAAATTCATCGGTTGTAGCCCCGGAGGAACTTGTAAATTTCCGGTAAGCGGCAAGCAATGCAGTTACATTGCTTGTCTCAATTGCTGCTGTGATGGTCTTATCGTCATTCATGTTGCAAATATGATGTTTTGATCATGTGCGGCAAAGGACAACTAAAGCAGTTCTGCTTTAACGGAAAGCCCGTAAGTAATGGCATAGTGTACGCCTCCGTATTCTTTATCTTTCCAGATGATATCACCTTGAGATGTCTGCCCATTGGGAACCCGGACCTTATAGTAAAGGTCGAAACTGTAATTGATTTCTTTGATGAAGAACTCTTTGTTGGCTTCATAATCTTCTTGAGTCGGTACAGTAAACGGTATCTCAATATCCGAAACCTGATCACTTACCTCGTTTTTACGTAGCACTCCGAGCCATTGCGCCGGTGGGGTAATAGCCTTCTTCCACTCCTCGACTTGTGCCCGTATCTTGAGTTCTACTATGTTTTCACGATTATTGTGAAACGCCCATTTGTAGAGTTGCTCAATCGTTTGTATTCCTTGCTCTGCATCCAAGTCCAAATCAGTTTCCCCTACAGGGATTAGGAGACGAAGGGTACGAAAACGGACTGTAGCCGGACGTGAAAGAAGTTTGGGTAATGTATAGCGCACTGTATCAAGGAGTAATCGTTGACCATCTATATTGATCGTTTGACTGAAATCAATATTGAGTAATTGAATTGGATTCAAGTGTACGGGAACTTCAACCGTATGATTGGAATGTCGGAGAATAGCGTCAAATCCCTTCCAAAAACGGGAGAACAGGCCATTATCACCAGTAAAGGTCATGGAGATATCAAATGTGTGTCCGTTGATGGCAATAGCTTCACCACCGGGTGTGTAACATCTTGGCGATCCATAGGGGTAGGGAGTGGATGCACGGGGCATGGAAAAGCAAAAGCATAGAGGAGTTTGGGTGTTTTGCTCCTCTGATAGTTCTACGCTGGCGCTGGAAATATTGGTATATTTGTGTACTTTTCCCAGGAGATAGGCAGGACAAACCGGTTGGTCATCGGGGTAAGAACCTTTCATCGGCAGGCATTCATCAATAGATGATATCTCCATATAACTGATGTTTGCCCCTTTATCCCAGGGGAAGAAGTCAGAGCTGCGGGCTTCACGAACTCCGGTCAGATTGTTCCGGACATAATAAAATCCATCCCATAAAGAATAGGTGAGATATCCTTTTGCTGTGTTACTTGACAAGACATGGCCAAAGGTTTTAAGAAATTTGTCGAGTGAGTCGGCAGTAGGAGTAGCTACTAAATTGGTATAAGGACCGGAGATATTGGTCGATGCGGAAAGTTTGAGTTGCTGTGCAGCGGCATAGTTGATAGCAGGCCGGGCCGACTTGAGCAGGGACCAGTTCAGTGAGGCCGGAGTTGAGATGATATCTTTGATAAATTTGAGATTAACGGTTTTATTTTTACCATCAACAAAATACACCATACCAAAGCGGCAGTAGAGGGCTTGTAGGAACTCGTTAATCGTGCAATCGGGTAGAAGGTCAGAGTAATCAATGAAGCCCTTGACTATGCTGTCGGCCATGTTGTTCAAAACTACCAGACGGGAGAGTTGACGGTGGGTTGAGAATGGATTTTCAAGGACCGTATAACCGTACCGGACGAATATAAGATTGAGTATCCAAGATACTTTTAAAAATGGGCTGATGGCATAACCTTCGGGAACGGAAGTAAGGACGGGTTCGTTATTGATAAGGAATGTTTCCTGTCTGGCAGCTCCCTGAAGGGAGTAGGTACCATTCTCTAATTTAGTTATCTTGTTGATGTATTCGGGGTAGTAGGTGGTAGTTTCCGTATCGTCCACGGTCGTTGTATGTGATGGAATGGATACACAAATGGGAAAAACGGAAAGAGCATCGTCTACGATTGTTTCATTCATAATAGAATTGAGCAGGCTGATGACTCCGGTTGTTCCTCCTTCGGGACGAATAACCGGAGCAGAGAGGGAACGGAGTGAAACAGCATTCCATTCCGAGTAGAGTTCAGACTCGTCAAAACCTATATTGGATACGATTCCTCCGGATTTGGAGGCTTGTGTGATGTTCATCTTACCTATTCGGTTGTAGACACCATCGGAGACGGTGACACGGGCGTCCGGGGCAGGGGAGTAGGTACTATCCGGACGATGGACATGGGTGATCAGTGAAAGGTTGTTTCGGGAGGCAGGAAGCGTGGCCGGTACGGATTGTGAGCCACGTTCGTTGTAAATAGGGGAGGTGTCTTCGATCTCGATGCTGAAATCGTTTTGAAGATCGAATATTCCTAATTGATTTTTTATCTTGAGTGACATGTGTTATTGTTTTTTACGGGTGAATGGTTCCTTTGATTTATCTGCTAATTCTTGTGCTTCGTTGAGCTCGCGAAGCACGATGTATGCTTTGAGGTATTTAAGTTTCTCAATCAGTGCATGTAACTCTTTGATCAGTTGAGCCAAGTTTGCTTCCTTATCAGTCGGTGAAGAAGTTGTCTGAGAGATACGGGAAGTACTGTTACGGATCGGATCGTAATTGCCTTCAGCACGCTGGGGAAGTCGGCCACTGCGGGCATCCTGAATGGCCTGTACGACAATGGGGTAATTAATGTGGTGCTGAAGACGGGAAAGATCTTCGGCATTGATGATCAGCTCTGCTCCGGATTCGGATATCAATGAGGTACGGCGGACGATTCCGGTCGGTGAATCACCTATGTAGGGAACATCCCGATAGGTCCGGCCATCATCTTCACCAATGACATCGTATCTGCCGGATGCCCATTGCTTGACTTGTACCTGAGCAGTTTTGGTACTGTCGGTATTGTTATCGGTTGCGGAAGTGGAAGAACTCCCCCTTTTAATCAGTCCTTTGAGCGTTGATTTTGCAGCGGCCAATGCTCCCATGATCAGTCCGGAGAGAACTGCGGCACGGGCTGCGCCAGTTGCTCCAAAGGTTGCAACAGAGTCGGGCATGGCATAGGCTTCGGCAGCGGAACGGGCTACAGCTCCGACAGCTACACCCGTGGCCTTGGCTATTTCAATATCAATCATCTGGCTTAGTACATCGAATAGTATATCGAGCATAGTATCAGCAAAGTTCTGCAGGGCATTTTCTTGACCTGATATCATTTGTCCGAGGGTATCGCCGATCTGTTCACCGTATTGTCGGTACTGTTGTGCCTGTTCAGTGAGCCTTTGTTTCTCCTTCCTGGCCAGTTCATCTTTTTTCTTTTGAGCGGCATCTTCAAGTTTCTTCCGCTCTTTTTCTTCATCTTGAAGACATTTTACTTTAAAGTCGAGTAGTTGTTGTTCAATGGTGCGCCGTTGATCAGCGTCGAGATTAGCAATTTTGAGAACACGTTCCAGGTGCATGATAGTGAGGTGCTCCATTGCTTCATTGTACTCTTTCTCTGTTTTCAGATTTTCATTCTTACCGGAAACATAGAGAAGTTTTAGGTCCTTTTGTTGGTTTTCATAAAGTGTCTTTTCTTCAGCGAGCTGTCGGTTCATCTGCTCTTTTTGCTGTTTAATTTTGATATCGTTGATTCGATTTTGAGCATCAATACCTTCTTTACTTTTTGCACCGGCTATATTAATGATACGTTGCTGATGTTCTAATTCGAGGGTTTCCATCCGGTCATTAAACTGCTGTTCGGTTTGCAAGGTTTCGTCCTGGCGTTTGAGATAGGCTTCTTTAAGTTCCGACTGGTGTTGAGAGTAGAGCTTGGCTTCTTCTTCAAGCTTCTTTTTAAGAAGGGCTTTGGCTTTCTCTTCATCAATTATGGGAGTTGTTATTTTGTTATTTGTAGTTTCTTCATTCGCTTTGTTGACCTCCTCTATGGCTAAAGCTGATTCACCTATCTCTTTGGTTATTTCATCTATTTTCTCAGAAATTGAGGATAAATTTTTTCGCGTTTCATTAAGAGTTTCTAATGCTTTTCCTTCTTTTTCTGTACCAAAAAGTCTGGAAATTTTAGCTGTAAGGCTATTCCGATTATATCCTTGTAAGGTATTGGTTTGGCGAATCTTCCAATATTGATCACTTTGGGTTTCTTCATCTTTTTCCAGTGTACGTTTCTGGGCATAAAGATTTTCAAGTTCTTGCTGTGCTGCCTTTAACTTGATTTGCTTTTCAAGTTGTACCAGATAATCTTTGATTGCGTCTGTATTGTTTTTCGTTAATGTTCCTTCATCGGTTAGTTGGGCATTGTAGTCTGGAATGATTTCTTTTAGATCATTTAAAGCCTTTCGACGAACATCAAGCGCAATTCCATTATCATTGATGACAGCAGTCAAAGCACGTATCTTCGATTCTTGTTGAATAAATGATTTATTGGTCTCTTCATTTACTTTTTTTATTCCTGATACAGAATCTTTCAATTCATCGTTTTTCTTTTTTAAGTTTATGAGGTAGGCTATAGCTGTGGCCGCGACTACGGCTATTATACCATAGGGGTTTGTCATCAGCTCTTTCTTAATGGCTTTTAAAGACTTTGCAATATTATTATTCCAAAATGTAACGACTTTACTGATTATTACATCAGAGTTCTTAGCAGCTGTGTAAGCTATAAGGGCAATGGTCAATAACGTAATTGCCCTTTTGTTTTCATTGATGAAGTTTAATAGTTTAATGAGTTTTCCAGTCCAACTGACAGCACCATTTGCTGCTGATATGAGGGCAGGATTGAGCTTTTCTAATAATTCAATACCAAGTTCCTGCATGCGGTTTTTGGCTTGCGATAGTTTAGCTGCCGCTGTTTCTGATTTTGTGGCGGCCTGTTCCATGGCTACGGACGTACCGGTGACTGCCTCAGTGTAGTATTTTACCTTATCGGCTTCATTGATAAGTACGGAGGCCACATTATATCCTTCTTCTCCAAATTGCTTCTTAATCTGGGCTGCTGAGAGTTGCTTTTTCTGAAGGTTATCCAAAGCTTTCTCTAAACCGACGATTTTGGGATTTGTATCATCTGCTCCGGTTTGTAGGGTAAGGAAGAATTTTTTTAAACCGGTACCGGCTATTTCGTCTTTGATACCTTTTTCGCCCAGTGTTTCAATAGTACCTACAAGCTGTTCGATAGGAATTTCGGCAGAGGCAGCAGCTACCCCGGATTTGGTGACGGCTGTGGTGACGGACTCCACGGCTGCTGCTCCATATTTAGAGCCGGCGGCCATGGCGTTTGCATAGCGTGAAGCTTGGTCGGCACCATCACCGTATTGATTGAGAGAAAGGGTTACGGCATCGACTGCATCCTTCAGGGTCATACCTGATGCAGAAGCTAATATAAGGGTCTGTTTAGTCACCTCGGCCAAAGCTTCTTTGTTATCAAGAAGTTCGGGCTTGGCAGAGCCTACCAATTTGTAGGCATCAAGAATTTCCGTTGCGGACTGTCTAATGCGAATGCCGGATTCGGTCATTGTCGTTGACAACTGGACAGCTTGCTGTTCCAACCAGTTTATATCGTCCTTGGAAAGTCCGGTAAGAGCTTCAACATCGGCCTTGGCTTCCTCGCGTTTGTTTCGCTGTTCTCGGAGTTGGTTGAGCTTCATAGAAACTCCGGTGATAGCTGCTATGACAGTACCGATCAGACCAATATATTTGTTAATGAATCCGGAGGCACGTGACCAGACATTACCTTGTGCACCTACCTCGACACGCATGGCGGCTTGTGCTCTGGAAAGGGCCTCTGTGACACGCCGATTCTGCTCAAGAGCAGCAGTATATTGTTTCGTTCCGGGCACTGCATTACGAAGCTCTTTCCGGACGCGGGACTGGACAGCAAGGAGTTCGTTGTAAGTTGCTCCGGAGAGGCTTTTGAGAACCCGTTCTGTTTCGGCTAACTGTTTCTCGTAATTCTGAAGAGTTCGGTTTTTTGCATCCAGTTCTTTTTTGAGATCCTGGGAGCGTTTTGCATAATCTACTTCTTTTCCGGTAAGTGACCTGAGTTTATCTTCAAGACGAGAAATACTTTCTTTTACCAGGTCTATTTTATTAGTGGCTTCTGAGCCATCAATATAAAGTTTGATACTGCGGTTTAGGTCGTTTGCCATATTAGAGACTGTTTCGTTTATCTATGTATATTCGGGTAGCATCAATCAGCATGGTGTCGAAATAACCGGTGACGATATCGGCTAATTCATTGATCCGGTTACGAATTACAGGGTCAAACCATTCGTAGGCCCGGCGGTTGCCTTCATTCTGTCGTCCGAGTGATTTGAGATTTGTATGGCGTACAATACCGGTATCTATTGCAACTCCATTAATTTTTTTGAGGTAATTCCATTTGGAACCGATGAAGCCACCCTGACCTTCGCCGGCGCCCTTGTGGATGTAGATTCCATGTCGAGGGAAGGAGAAACCAAGACGGTTGATAATACCGTATTTGTCGGTGTAGGCCCGTGGCTCAAGTTCACGGGCTATTCGCATACTGCGGCCGGCTATTCCGGCTCGTAATTGTCGGGCCACACTATCTTGCCACTTTTCAACGGCCTTGTTATATGCAGTCAGTCTATCAGCATCCTGAGCCATTGAAAAGCGTTCGGTTTCTGAGACGGTTTCAAGGCGGATCAGTCCGGATGCCGGGGTATTAGTCAACTGTGTGGCTTTTCGGCGGGAGGCGTTATAGCGTTTGACTTCAGCACGATAGGTACTTAATCTTTTATAATATCCCATCGTTAATCCTCCCAGTATGTTTGATCAATGAAATAGGTTTCAGGTTGAGCCAAAGAGAATGTCAGTACTACACCATAGAAATTATCACCAATCGGACCAATACCATTAAATTGAATAGTATCGTCAATGAATTCTGAAATGTCGGGGTCTTGCAGGATACAGTTCCGAATTTGTTTTGCGACAGCTTTGCATTCTTTTGCTGCCTGGTTGACTGTTTCCGGACGATCAGAAACAGTGTTCTGTACAACAATGAAAGAGAATATATCATTGTTATTAAGCGCATCGGCTTCGTTTCGTTTTGATTCAGACTCACAGCCATCAACTGCAATCAGGATCATGCCGGATACAGATGATAGTTTATCATTAAAATTATATAAGTCCTCAAGTCCGAAAGCGGTGAAGAATCTGGGCTTTTCGGGTGTGTGGGCAATAGGCTTTAAGCGAATGGCAAGTGTTTTGCCATATTCAAAGTGGTTGTATATCTCCAT